TTGAATACTTGATGATTGAGTTGAACGGCAACAGTGAGAAATACGGTAGCAGTAAGAGAGATATCAAGGAGCATTTGAAATCCTTAGGATTCAAAGTGCTGATCAAAACTTGGCCAGATATAATCTATTACAAAGCATGATGTACGAATATTTGAAAGAACTGAAATCAAAACAAGAGTTCATGCCTTCGAGGATACTAGATATAGGTGCGTGGAATGGATTCTGGACCAAAAACGTCAAACCTATCTGGCCCAATGCTCATTACACCTGCATTGAAGCAGGACAAAAACACGAGAAAAGATTAAAAGAAGTAACCGACGATTATCATATCGCGGTGCTTGGAGACAGTGACAGGGAAATAAAAATGTACCTCCGTGAAATTGACAAGGGTAACAAGAAAAAAGTCACATACACAAAAGGTTCAACAGTGTTTGGTATTTTCAAAGATTATGAGATCAGACAGATGAAAACGTTGGATCAGTTAGTTGGCAATGATGCCCAGTATGATTTGATCAAACAAGATGTTCAGGGTGCTGAGATAATGGTCATGAATGGTGCCCCAGATATATTCACACGTGCCAAATACGTGATACAAGAAGTAAACCTACACAAGGATAAACAATTTCCGGAGATGCCATCTGAAAATGAAATGGACGAATACATGTTCCAACTGGGATTCAATAACAGTGAGGTAATAGAACAAAAACCAAACGGCGATCAGATAGACAAGATTTATTTTTGATTCTACGAGCTAAAAAGATTTATTAGTTCCTTCTTCCAGTCATCCGCATATTCACAATCTCGGTAACCATCAAACCATGGACCGCCTTCCGTGTAGTGTAATACTTTTGGTGTGCCGTCCCTTGGCTCCTTGTACCAGCCTACCAACCAGTTGTACTCTGCGGGCATCGATCCTATCTCGTTGTCATCCAACCAACTGAACCTGTGTAGGAACTTTGGTGATTCTTCGTTCAATAGTTCTGGTGTGAGGATTTTGTTCTTGGGGTGTTCGCAGTTCCATAACACCATGCTAGACCAGTTCTTCCTGGGATAAGATGTCTGCACCTGTCCATCCATTTTGGTTGTCTCTTTTGGTGCATAGTCATGCTGTACAACCACAACCGCTTTGCTTGGATCACAGTATTTCTCAAGTTCATGGCTTGGAATCTTCCAAAGGAAATCACAGTCACAGAACACTGCCCATCCCTTGAAGTCATTCATGTATGGCACGAAGAATCTTGTAAATGTGAACTCAGTTGACGCTAACTTGTCCACAGGTCTGGTGTACAGTCCTTGGTCTCGCATCTGTTTTTGTTTGAGGGGGATGACTTCCGCCGACGGATCTCTTCTTTTTATAGAATGCTCACAGACTTGGTAAGCAATATCTTCTCTGCTGTCGTGTCCCACGTATATTTTCACACGAATATTTAACTTATAAATATTTCCGTATGCAGATTTCACAACGTTGCCGAGAGTATGAAAGCAGGTTTACTCTGTCGCCCAGTGGTGGTGCAGTGAACCAACAGGGGTGGACACGGTACAAACAGTACAGCACACCCGATCATGTGAGGAAAAATGCAAAGATGTTTTGGAATTTTGGTGTTTCCAGGGAGATCAGGTACGAAGTCAATTGCAGGAAAGACAATCGCACAGCAAAGATCTTGACCTTTGATCCAACACCGTTATCAAAACAGACCACAGACAGTGCCAATAGAGGCGATTATAATATCATTCATACAAGCAAAGCCTATGACACAGTGGCAGGGCAGACAATGAAGTTTTACGATGTTGCTGGTGATGGCAAATGTTTTCAATTAGACGAGCCTGGCAAATATGAGAATGTAATAGAAGTCCAAACAACAAATTTAAAAGAGATCGCCGATCAGCACGGTCCTGAAGTGGATATCATAAAACTAGACGTGGAAGGACGTTGGTATGAGATGCTGAACGAAATACTGGATCTGTCTTTGCCGACAAAAGTTATCCTGTGTGAATGCGAAATGGACATAGGCAACACAGACGTAAACTTTAATAGATTAGACGAGATAGTTGAAAAATATCAAACCAGTGGATATAAAATTTGGACAAACAGAATTGGTATGAAAAACAACATTGAACTTATTTTTACCAAAAATATTTAGACAGTCATGTCCTACGTATATTTTTATATTGCAATTTCTCTTGCCAGTTCCGGCATATAATTTTTTATATCTATGTTTCTGTAAGTATCTCTTTTTTGTATCATATCTATAAATTTTTCGTATGCATCTTCGTCAAGATTATAATTGTCAATGTGTTTTTTTAAAAGATTGATTATTTCCTCAACCGCATCTGTGTGTATAAGATTTCCTTTCTTTATACTTGATAATTTTTTGTGTGCGATTCTTAAAACATTTTTTGGTAAAATTAAAGGATGTAACCATTCTTTACCTGTCACTACATTTAATTTTATGAAGATCTTATTTTCGTTTGCGAACTTGATTAACTGATCAACATAAAGCACATTAAGATTCTGGACAACACAGTTTATCGACGTATTGGCATTTTTTAAACGTTTTAACTGTTTTATATTATTGCTGACCACTTGCCAAGAAGACGGAAAACGCATGTAATCATTACACGTACCCGATCCATCGCAACTGAAGACCAATCGCAAATCTGGAAATTCTTTGAGTAGTGATAAGATCTTGTCATTGCACATCGTCCCATTAGTTGTGACATGCAATTTTATTTTTTTTGCCTGACCGTTCTGTACAAGCATCTCAAGTAACTTGATTACACGGGGATTGAAGAAAGGTTCACCGCCCAATATCATTAACACTTTTAAATCATGTTTAACTAATTGCAATATGTCTTGATAGTCAGAATCCTTCAGGTCGAAATCTTTTTGGTCTAAATCTTCATAACCTAGTGCTTTATTTTCAACAAGTAGTTTAGAACTATTTTCACCACTACACATTTGACATTTTAGATTACACAGGTTTGTTACATTCATCTGCACATCTTCAGGCAAATCAAGATTATTTTTGCCAATCAATTGCAAATTTCTTTCGTATTTGTTTTGGAATATTGCTTTGTGATCCTTATTAGATCTCAAACGATGACTGGTCATCCCGTTGTCTTCCTTTTTCCAACATTCTACACACTCACTTGGTCTTTCGTTTTTCATAAAACTGTGTCTCAGATATTCAAGATAATCGCTATTCCACCAAGACTGTAGTTTGGTCTGCTTTATGTTATCTTGTTTTATATTTGGAAAAGTTGACTTCAAAGGATTAATCATACAACAAACCTTGAGATCTCCGTTAGCACCTAACCATGCACTATTGAATGGTCTTATACAGAAATTATTTTTATTTTTTGGTTTTTCCACTGACTATCTCGTGTATTTGTTTCCAATTACTTACACGTATAATGTCAGGATGTTGTAGGTCTTGATTGTATGGATGGTCTATTAATATAGGCTTTAAACCGTATTTGAGCCCCAGTACAGCGTTCTTTGGCTTGTCCTCGACCCAATACAATCCGGTATCATGAAACTCCGCTAAAGCACTGTCTTTGTCAGCACCCGTGCCCAGTATATGGTAATTTGTGAATACATGATCCCCAAACAGTTCTCCCAATCTCCGCTTACGTAATTGCTGTCCTGGAATGTCTGATGTCTGCGATGTGATAGGTATGAACGTCCAGCCCTCGGCCGCCAACAGTTTTACCCAGGTCTGTGATTCCAGCATTGGCCTCTGTGTGCCCATCCAAGCACTCCTGTTGAATTCCCTGATCTCTTGTCTGATCGTGTCTTTGCTGACCCCATATCTGATGGCCATGTCATATTCGTCCAGCATGTGCGGTAATTGTTTATAGGGATAATATCTCGTTCCGTTTTCATCGAAATATGATCTCAGCGACATCCATTTAGAAAAATGATGCTCCCATTCTAAAAGCACGCCGTCAACGTCTGTGAGTATTATCCTGTTATTTGATATCGGCATCTTCCATTCCCGCGACCCTCAGTTTTACAATGTTCGTTATCTGCCATTGTTTCTGATCCAGTCCTTTGGTTATGCCCAGCCATTGATTTCTGATTAGTGCGAAATCGTTTATAATCTTGTCCATGTCGACAACATCGTCCTCACCGTCAACATACTTCTCTGCGTCTCTGCTTGATAACGCCCTGTTGTAGTTCTCTAGATATTTCCTGAAAGTCTTTGATCTCAGTCTCCTCAACTCAATGTTTAGGTACTCAAGTATCGCTTCTAGTTGTTGTAGTTGACTGAATCTTTCTTCCACTATACCTGGTAATGCCGCACTGGCTCTTTCTAGGTTACCGTATATTTTACACTGCTTCTTGGCTTCTAACAATTCCTTGTCGAAATGTTTAGGTACTCAAGTATCGCTTCTAACTGTTGCAGTTGACTGAATCTTTCTTCCACTATGCCCGGCAGTGACGCACTGGCTCTTTCTAGGTTACCATATATCTTGCACTGCTTCTTGGCCTCTAACAATTCCTTGTCGAAGTATGCCACGCAGTCTGGTATCTTTGCTAGGTTCCTGCTGACTTCGTTGTACCAATTAATCATCTTC